AAAACCTTGAAGCCTTTGCGGGAGTAATCGACGCGCAGATTATGGTTTCCAGCTTCACCTACAAAAAGACCAGCTTGAACACCAGCAACGAGAAGAAAGGAAAAGAGTCTGATATTACATTAAGCGAATGGTTTGCTGACGAGATTGCGCCGTACATTACTAAAGACTTAACCCTTCTCGCGCCGACACTAGCCTGGTGCTCAAATCTGCAAATCCTGCCAACCGCTGTCAATCCTTGTTCTGGAATGGCCGACTATACCGGCGAGGCATCTAGCGTAATCCCGCACACCAAAGTCAGAATGGAGCCGGTTCCAACCGCAATGGATAAACCGGCCAAGCATTTATATAGTACCGGCGCTTGTACGCTTAAAAACTACATTCAGCAAAAGGCCGGGCAGAAGGCAGAGTTCCACCACGTTTTCGGTGCGCTATTGGTTGAGGTAATGCCAGATGGTAATTGGTTCGCTCGCCAGATAACCGCAAACGGAAAGGGCGACTTTGATGATTGCGGAACTGAGCTATCCATGCGAGGAGGCGCTGCAAGGCCGCTTAAAGGCGTTTCCGTTCTCTCATGGGGCGACATTCACCGCGTAAACATAGACGAGGATATAAGGCGCATGTGCTGGGGCAAGGGCGGTATTTTGGATACTTTAAGACCAAAGTATCAGATATTTAACGATTTGACCGATGGCGAGAGCCATAATCCGCACGAGCAGAAAAACCATCACGCGCAGCATCGCCTGTTTCTTGAAGGTAAAAATTCAATTAGAGCCGAGTTTGATGGCGATAGAGAATTTCTGGATAAAGAGGCAAACCGAGATTGGTGCGAGAGCATTGTAATCTGGTCAAATCACGACGAATTTATACGCCGCTATCTTATGTCGTCAGACTATCGCCGGGACCATCAGAACGCCTCGTTTATCCTTCGACTAGAGTTAGAGGTTTACACCGCTATCGAAGAAGGGCGCGATCCAGAGGTTTACGCCAAAGCACTAAACTCACTCACCGCCGAGGTTTACAGTAACGATAACGACTCTTTGGTTATTGAGGGAATCGACTTTACCCGTCATGGCCACACTGGTCAGAGCGGCTCAAGGGGTTCGGTTGCTCAGTTTGCGAAGTCGGGCGCTAAGACTAGCACCGGCCATTCGCACGCGGCCTGGATTATTGCAGGGGCATCAAGTGCTGGCACATGCTCAAAGTTAGACATGGGATACAACAAAGGATTTAGCAGTTGGTCACACACGCAGACAGTCACATTTATAGGGGGTAAGCGCCAGCAGATAACCTGTAATGCTGATACAGGCTTGTGGCGTGGCGGCAAGGTTAAGGTATAACCTGATCCAGAACAAAGATAAAGAGATAGGTAATGGCAAGGGCGATCATAATAGGCTCCGAAAAGCGTCTATTATGGTGCGCCGCCAAAATGAATCAAATGGTTAGTATTCAATACCTTTATGAATGAAACTAATAAACACAACCCTCAAGCTGGTCTGTGTAAGTTTTCCACCTAAAGTAATCGGTATCTTTAAGAACCACCTCGCCCGACTCTTGGTAGTAAAGCGCGGTTACTTCGGGGTAAATAAGATTATCGCACCTATGCTGATAGCCGACGCAACCGGCTAACATTAAGCATAGGGCGATTAGGCGCATTAGCCAGCTTTTTTGCTTTTAATGGATTCTGCCAAACTCTTAACAGCTGCAGAATTTTGAGTGGTTGCATATCGAAGAACAAGCGCAAGCCAGTAGATAGCTCGATCTAGTTGGTCGTCAATCTCGGTTCCTTCGTTAGTCTTTTCTTCGACAAATTGTAGGATAGCCATTATTTTCGACCCGTAAAGATTAACGGTTAGGATAGCGCCCGCGATAGCGGATAGTGCTAGGTATAAGTATTCCATTATATGCCCTCTAAGCAGTATTCAAGTGTTTCTATGTGTTGCAATAATAACACCATTTGGCTGTCTGGTATAAGGATACCTTCGGCGGTTTCCTCGTAACTAAACCTCAGTGTCGGGATCTGGCACTTCGGGGTTGTCGCGCACCCTGTAGTTATCACGCAGATAACCGCGCACATCGCTAGATATTTCGTCCATTTCCTTTTCGTGTTCATTGCTCTTATGCTCCCGCCAAAGGTCTCGGCCTAGCTCTAAAATGATTCTCAATAAGCGCAAAATCTCAAGCATTGTAATACTCCAATAATACGCCAGAATGCATCATATCCGCGTGACGCTCTGCGCGCTCAGGCGTTTGATCTGCCCATCTACTCTCTAACATCTCCATAGCAGCGCAGTCAAACAGACTATCCTCTATGAATTGAATGGTTTTCTTGAACTTGGACAATCCATCCACGCCCATCTGGTAGGCCATTGAAACCAGCACGGCTTGGCGAACTTCGTCGCAATTCTGATAAGCGTCTTTAATGGAAGATCGCAAAATAGCTTGGGTAACGCTTTCGATGTGACAGCTTAACCAAACCCTCTCAGCCTTCTCGTAGATCGCGCCGGAGTATAAATGCAGATCAGCCCTTTTAGGCCCAAGCAGCCGCCCATAGCCAACTGTGGGATAGCCAAGATGATCATAATAGGGTTTCTCGCGATAACCCTCCTCTTTGGCTATTATTTGGGCATTGATCATTAGTTTCGCAAAGACCTTAAAAGCCCTATAAGGGCGATAGAAGCGCCGATTATTGCGGCAATCGCGCCAATCTGCGGCGAGTTAGCCCCAAGCCATGCCCATCCGCACCCAATAAAAGACAAGGCTCCTCCTGAGTAGCAAAGTTTTAGGCCCGGCGCTAATACTTGAACGCCTTGCTGTATATCCATGTTTGTATCCATTTTTTTTCGTTTCCAACATCCCCAAAGACTGAACTTAATCTATCTCATCTGGGACAGAGCGTTAGTTAGTGTTAAAAATCCTAGTGCTTCGTGACCAAGATTCGCATGGTTGTAGATGCTAAATCAATAGCGCCGCCTGTCGGGTTAAAGATCGAAATATCGACTAGGCCGGTTCGACAATATCCGTTAATGATCAATCCCGCCTGACTGACTTCAAAGGCGACTTGTGCATAGTCGCCAAGAGTGACACCCGTTACAGATACGCTAATGATTAAGTTCGCACCAGCTGCAATGCTCGGAAGGTTGCGAGTTTCAGAATAAACGATAAGCCCTGCGCCGACCTGAAAAACCGTCCCATCTTCGGCCTTTGTCCAGAGCGAATCGTTTGATGTATTCCGGTAGAAGTCCCCAACAGCCAAAGAAGTTGAGGCTGGCGCTGTCCCTTTTCCTGACGCGCCTTGCGTTATGCCGTTAATGACAGTATTAGACCCAGAATTAGAGATATAAGCGTCTGCTCCCGACTCGTAATTATCAGCATATATTCGCGTCCAGTTCACGCTAGACTCAATGACGATTGAATTGGCAAATCCTGACTTAGCGTCAGCGCCAGATATTTCAGTACTGCGAATTGTGTTAGCTGTTGTCGGCGTGTATATGTGACACACCTCCACCAATGTAGCCGGTTGAACCATAATATCCCTAACCGCGCACCCCTGAATGGTTTTATTGGTGCTGGTGTTTGTGATCCTTACAGCCTCCATATCTGCGCCATAAGTCGAATTAGACTCATGGTAGAAATTATCTATGATATGCTCGAACGTGACGGTTGAGGTTGCGTTTGTGTCGCTCGCGGTAATATGTATGCCGCCGGTAAAATCATTGGTCTGAGACGCAACCACATTTCCAATCGCCGTAAATCTCTGGCAGGTATCCCATACAGCAAACCACAAGGTGGGACGAAACATTACGTTATCGTACATTCTAAGGTCAGTTGATCGACCTGTCGCAGTCGCCTCAGAAAGAAAAAAGCCCTTCGCATCGTAGCCCTGATTATCTCGGATCGTCATAAACTCTGAGAAATCGGCTGTCGTTGGCGCTTGGTGAATATGGTATTCAAGGTGATCTTCAAAACAGCATCCCTTGATCCCAGATATTCTTGTTCCTAAATCTGCAATAGCGTAGTCGGCTAGATTGTCACCCTTAAACCATCCGCCGAAAATCTGTATATCCTCTTTTCGGTTTACCCCGTCACCCATCTGCACCTGATATGTCATGGCCGCGCCAGCTTTGAGAATCACCCCCTCTTGAAAAATTAGAGCCGTATAACTTTTATCAACAACAATCGTATCGGAGTGTAAATAAACACCCTCCGCGCCCATCGGAAATAAAACCTCGCCACGATCTAAGGTTGTACCGCTTAAAAGCGCAGCATAAGCCTTATTAATAGCAGCATAATCGTCCGTCACGCCATCCCCAACCGATCCGAAAGCCAAGACATTAACGGGCGACCCTACATAAAAGAACTGCCTTCCTACAGAGTCATAAACATACCCGTCAGAATTAACCGTTCCGGCATTCGCTAGAGTGGTCGTTCCTGTGAACTGCCATTTAGCGCCTGACCCCCTGTTTTTATCGGAATCAAAGTGCGTAGTTTCGATAACGTCACCAGCCACAAATGTTGTGTCAAATGTTGTATTGACTGAGGAAGAGGTAATTCCACCGCTCCCGCTGGTGTAAGACAAAGAGAATGTTCTGACGTTATCGCCAAGCAGATTT